CCTAAAAATAGCCCCGGGGGAAGTTTTAGTGCAATGTTTCTGATTAGATGTGCGTCGAAACAAGTGGAAAGGAGTTTCAAAGTATGGGTATAAGGGTCAAAGGTCTTGATGTTGAGACGGGGGACAGCCGAGAGATCATCATAGAAGAGGCTTCGGCAGAGTCATTAGAGCCTCGGGTCTCGGATCTCGAAACAAAAGTAGCGGATCTCGAAACAAGAGTCGCCGCACTCGAGGGGGCAGCACCTTAAAGTAGTACGAGCCGAAAGGAAGTCGCGTGGCAGCTAAGCGAAGGAGAGATGAAGCTGCTGAAACTCGCCGCAAACCCGCGACAACTCCGGAGGCCCGTGAGAATCAGCTGGTTTCTGCAGCCATTGATCTAGCTGAAAAGCAGATTTCAGAGGGCACAGCTTCTTCTCAGGTGATTACTCATTTTCTAAAGCTTGGTTCGAGTCGTGAAAGGCTTGAACAGCTACGTCTTGACCACGAAAACGCTCTGCTCGAGGTGAAGAAGGAACAAATCGAGTCTCAACAGCGGATTGAAGAGCTATATATCGACGCAATCAAAGCTATGCGGTCATATGCGGGAGATATGCCACAAACGGAGGGATATGACGAGGATCCGAACATACTCTGAGCTTCGTCGCTTGGAAACGTTCGAGGAACGGTTTGAATATCTCCGACTTGATGGCGAAGTTGGTTATAGCACTTTTGGGTTTGATAGATGGCTCAATCAGCATTTCTACAGATCTCTCATGTGGAAACGAGCTCGTAATGCAGTGATTATCAGAGATAACGGTTGTGATCTGGGTATTGAAGGATTCGATATTCATCGAGGGTTGATAGTACATCACATGAACCCGATGTCACCTGATGATATTCGTCATGGTGAGCTATGGATCATCGATCCGAAGTATCTCGTTACAACATCTCTTCAAACTCACAATGCAATTCATTTCGGCGACGAAAGCTTACTACCACGAAGCCCGATTGAACGAAAGGCGGGCGATACAAGACTATGGTGATTGTTGATGTGGTGGGACTACGTTGCAGGGTTTATAACTGCAGTGGGTACCATTGGTGGTTCAGTTTGGGTCATCAAAGCGGTTGTAAAACACGAAAAGCAAGCTTGTGATGCTCGGATGGACGCATTTAAAGAAGGATTAGATCGAAACAGGAGAGATAATGACAGACGAGAAGCAGAAGGAACGGGAACAGAAGGACGAGATGAAGGAAGAGACGAAGGCCGAAACTCCTAAGAATCGGTTTGATGCTCTGAAGCAGCGCGACGAGGATACGGAAGATCGTCTCGGTGAGGAGGCCGAGGTTCGCCAGCAGCAGGCTAAGGAGGCAGCGCAGCGAAGGGATGCTGCTCTGGACCGTGAGAAAGAACTACGCAATTACTAAGGAGACAGCAATGGAAACCGAAACTCCAGGCACACCTGCTCCTGACACGAGGCCTCCCGAAGAGCGTGACGATGATCGGGAAGATGTTGAATCCAATCCTGAACCTGGTGACGTTGACGAGCCGACCCCAGCTCATCCTGACACTACGCCTGACGATCAGGAAAGTGGATCGGACGCTGCTTAATGTCGCTCAAGCGCGTTTGGATTCCAAGCCCGAACTACTCGAGCCGAGGCGGATCCGGCGTTCGTCTGATTGTCGTTCATACGGCCGAAGGCGCTCGTACTATCGAGAGTCTGGGCTCGTTCTTTCAAGGGGACGTCGGTGCATCAAGCCATACTGGAGCCGACGATAAGACAAACACGGTCGGCGAGTATGTAAAGCGTGGCAATAAGGCGTGGACTCAGTCTGAGTTCAATCCCGTTGCTGTTGCTATCGAATTGTGTGGCTTTGCTTCGTGGTCAACTGCGGAGTGGAAGAATAATCACGATAACATGCTTCGCAACTGTGCGGCTTGGATTGCTGAAGAAGCAGCAAACTATGGTCTCCCAATCAAGAGGCTGAGTTCCTCTGAAGCGCAAGGTTCTGGCCGAGGAGTTTGTGGTCATAATGAACTTGGGTCTCGTGGCGGAGGTCACTGGGATCCAGGTCCTGATTTTCCGTGGGACTATGTCCTTGATCTCGCACAAGGAGGTTCATCTGCTCCTGACGACGAACCAGAGGGGTTTCAAATGATTGCTTCTGAAAAATCAGCCGACGGTACTTTGCATGTTTGGAATGTTGGACCACAGCGTGAGTCCGTATATTTGACGTTCCAGAAGCCGAACCAGACGGGTTGGCACGGCGGAGAGCCAGGCAAGGCTACGGCAAACGCATTCAAGTTCTGTGATGCACCAAAAGGTCGGACGATCCGAGGTGTTGCCGCAGCAGTTGCAGAAAACGGCAATTTCCATTTCTTCATGACACTGGACAATGCCGATGTGATGTACATGTGGCAGAACAAAGGAAGTACGCAATGGTCCAAGCTCGGAATGCTGGATCCTTGGTGATATGGGGCTCCTTCTGCTTATCATAGGTATCGTTTTGTTGATACTCGGTTATTTTCTGATCGGGTTGATTTTAATAGTTGTCGGAATAGCGCTGTTCTTTGTTCCGGCAGTCCCATATGGGTACAGTTCTTATAGAGGTCGTAGAGGACCACCTTAGAAAGGAGGTGAGGATTGGATCCAAGTATTCTAACGAGCACCAAGAAGATTCTGGGTATTGAAGCGGATTATACAGCGTTTGATCCTGATATTACGACACATATCAACACTGCATTTTCTACGATTACTCAGTTGGGAGTCGGTCCTGCAGCGGGTTTCATGATTGAAGATGAGACAGCGGTTTGGGACGATTTCCTTGTTTTCGCCGATGATCTTCAGTATAACGCGATTAAAACGTATGTATATTTGCGGGCTCGACTGTTGTTTGATCCTCCTACAACGTCGTATGCCATTACTGCGTTCGATGAGCAACGTAAAGAGCTTGAGTGGCGACTCAATGTTCATCGCGAAGAAACAGAATGGACCGATCCTGATCCACCTCCTGCTTATCCTGACAATGGAGGCGATCCGCCCTGGTGGGCTTGGTGGCCACAGGTGGCATGATGGATACACTAGCAAGTAAAGAAGTTGTGGATCATATTCTTGAGCATCACGGCGTCAAGGGTATGAAGTGGGGAGTTAGCCGTGCTGGGCGTAGTAGCAGCAGCGGTGGTTCAAGCAAGTCCAAGACCAGTAGTACGATCTCAGTCAAAACGGGCACTAGTCCGAGAGGTCACGCTGTTATTAAGACCCAAGGCGGCAAACGTCTCCCTGCGCATCCGGATGCTGTTGCCGCAAAGCGTGTTGAACAGCAATTGAAATCGAGTGGGCATCATTCTCTCTCCAATGAGCAATTGCAAACGTATGCCAATAGGAAGGAACTGGAAAATCGCGCAGCTCGTGTAACGCCACCAAGCGATCTCAAAAGAGTGGTGAAAGGCGCCAGGCATGTTTCATCATTTCTTAGATCTCCTGAAGGTCGTACTACAGTTAATCTAGCTAAGAAAGGTGTCAAGAGTAAACCGGTCAAACGACATCTTGCTCGGCTAGGTATTGCGGGCGTTGCAGCTATTGCGTAAAGGGGGTTAGCGTATGGGTTTGTCTAATACGGCAACACCGATCTACTATGGTCGATTCCGTGAAGCAGTTCTGTCTGGAGAGATTCCAGTCAATCGCGAAATCTCCATGGAGATGAACCGGATAGATGCGCTCATCGCTAACCCTCAAATTTTTTATGATGACACAGCTGTTGAAGGCTTCATACAATTCTGCGAAAGGGAGTTGACACTTACAGATGGATCGGATCTACATCTTCTGGACACGTTCAAGCTCTGGTCGGAGCAGGTTTTTGGTTGGTACTACTTCGTTGAGCGAAGTGTATATGTTCCTACCAAAGATAATCATGGAGGACACTATGAACACAGAACTGTCAAGAAGCGATTGATCCTAAAACAGTATTTGATTGTTGCTCGTGGTGCTGCCAAATCTATGTATGCATCGATGATCCAGAATTACTTTCTGAACGTTGATACATCGACTACGCATCAGATTACCACAGCTCCAACTATGAAGCAGGCTGACGAAGTCATGTCACCTATTCGTACCGCTGTTACGCGCGCACGCGGGCCATTGTTCAAGTTCCTCACTGAGGGATCTCTTCAAAACACTACAGGCTCTAGGGTCAATCGTGTTAAGCTCGCCTCGACCAAGAAGGGTATCGAGAACTTTCTCACCGGATCGTTGCTCGAAGTTAGACCTATGGCCATTAATAAGCTACAAGGTCTACGCCCCAAAATCTCTACAATTGACGAATGGCTGTCGGGTGATCTTCGAGAGGACGTTGTTGGGGCAGTTGAACAGGGAGCTTCGAAATTAGAAGACTATCTGATTGTAGCTATTAGCTCGGAAGGGACCGTTCGAGCTGGTTCGGGCGACACAATCAAAATGGAACTAGCTGACATCCTCAAGGGAGAATACTTAGCTCCGCATGTTTCGATCTGGCACTACAAACTTGACGATCTTGAAGAAGTTGCCGATCCAGCTACATGGGTGAAAGCCAATCCGAATCTTGGTGCGACGGTGAGCTACGAGACGTATCAGCTTGATGTGGAAAGGGCCGAAAAAGCTCCAGCTTCTCGAAACGACATTCTTGCTAAGCGATTCGGAATTCCTATGGAGGGCTATACCTACTTCTTCACCTACGAAGAGACTATTCCGCATCGTCAGCGAGAGTTTTGGGGTTTGCCAGGAGCTCTTGGCGCTGATCTTTCACAGGGCGATGACTTCTGTGCGTTCACCTTTCTTTTTCCGTTGGGTCGCGAAAGATTCGGAATCAAGACGCGTAGTTACATTACCGAACGTACGCTTATGATGCTGCCGGGGGCTATGCGTACGAAGTATGAAGAGTTCATTGTAGAGGGCGCACTTCATGTCATGCCGGGAACTGTTCTGGACATGATGGAAGTTTACGAAGATCTCGATGCGTTCATCATAGCGTCTGAGTATGATGTTCGTTGTCTTGGATTTGATCCGTACAACGCAAAGGAGTTTGTTGCTCGCTGGGAAGCAGAGAACGGGTCGTTTGGAATCGAGAAAGTAATTCAAGGGTCTAAAACTGAATCAGTTCCTTTGGGAGAGATCAAGAAACTAAGTGAAGATCGACTTCTCATCTTTGATCAGGGCTTGATGTCTTTTGCTATGGGTAATGCAATTACGTTAGAGGATACTAACGGAAACCGTAAGCTTCTTAAGAAGAGACAAGACGAGAAGAT